AAATGAGAGCCAAGATAGATGAACATCTACAGGCTAATAAAGAAGGGTTGATTGGTGCATTTACTATATGGATGGATATATACAATCTTAAGATGAATGTAGTTGAACAACTAAACCGAGCCGCTGAAGCTAGCCCTGTAAAAGGATATCTACAAGACGGTACTCAAACTCAAGAAGGGTTTGTTTCTAATGGTCTTAAGTTTGTAGACAGAATGGGCTTTAGTAGACAGAATTTGGCTGGAAGAACATAGTCAAAACCAGTATTTTTTACCATTTTGTATAAATAATTGTATGAGACAGTAGGTCTCAACAAATATAAGGAATTTTAAAATGGCTCAATTTACAAAAGTTAATGGTGACTTTCTACCGGTTCTAAACCTAGACACATTTGCATACACAAACAGTGGCGCCAATGCTGTTAGCAGTGCTAACACAGTTCAACCACAAGGTCCTAAGCTACAGTATTTTACTATCACCGCTACAGGTGCCTTGTCTGGTGCTCAGGTCAATATCATTACTCAGACAGTACAATCATTGGCAACAATCTATATCTATGAGTACACAGATACAACAAATGATACATTTGCTTTCGCTTCGTATCCAGCTGGTGCTTGGACAACAGCTACATTAGATACAGCAGTTAATGCTGCTCTAACTGCTGCTGGTCTTTCCAACACAACAGCTTCAACAGCTTCAGCTACATTCACAAACTAATTAGTTAGTTTTGAATTTAAAAGCCCGAGAATTATTCTTGGGCTTTTTTTATGGCTAAATAGTTGATGACTTATAGAATACAATGTTATACACTTTTTGATATAACCAATACAGGAGTACCTAACCGATCTAAACCAGCTGATGTAACAGATGAAGATACTTGGAGATTCAAAAGAAACACACAGGCAAATTTTGATACGGTATTACAATCTATATCCCTACGCTCACAACCAGATGTTGTAAATAAACCTGAAAAAATTAATATTTGCTTTGATAAATTTCAGAATTTTGGTTTTTTGTTTGAGCAATTAGAAGACGAAACTTATCCCTGTTGGCATTTTGAATTTGAAGTATATCATAACAGTGTATTTGACAATGGTATAACAGAATTTGGCTTTTTATACAATGATTGTGATAGAGTGCCTATGATATTATGTGGTACAGAATGGGATAAGTTATCCCCATTTTTAGATACTAGTCCTGAGTTACGAAATATATATTTTACATTATACCATGATTGAAGAAAAAATAGTTGATAAAATTAATAGGTTCTTGACAAAAGAGCTTGTTCAGAATATGGGTGATTTTGTTATTTTTAAAAACGAAAATAACACTTATGAGTTGTTTAACCAGTACATAATTTGCCCCTATAGAAATAATAGTTATAAAATAGTTTGTAAATTTAATTCAGTTGAAAAAACATTTTCCTCTGTGAAGAATGCAGTTACATGGTGTGTGTTTGATAAGAACCAAAAAATTAATGAATGCAATAGAATTCAAGAGATTGACGTATTTTTGGATAGCATTGAGCTAGAGACCATACTGTGTAAAAAATATTTAAAGAAACCAAAAAACCTAGATTCAAAGTTACTTTATCTCAACAAACTAAGGGAGAACCAAGAGAAAAAAAAGAGACTAACTGGGGAATTAGATGAATTTATCAAGTTGTCCAAGTATTGGCAAGACAAGAAATTTATTCGCAAAGACTAATAAACATGCGTTTAAGATAAATATATTATAGACTGGGAAAATATTATGAAATTAACTGACTTTGATACTAACAGCACCGCACAAAAAGCACTGAATGAAACCTATGCAATACCATTCAATGTTGAAAAAATGCCATTGCAAACCGCTGCATCAATGCTTAAGAAGGTAAGAAAGCTTACCAATGAAGCCAAACAGTCAAGAGATTTTTACAAAAATCAAACAAATCCTTCTTACATGAAACTAGTTTTCATGGAACAGGCTTTGAATTCTCACTTGTATAGCTTGAAGAATTCTCCTAAACCAAGAATCGTAGTAGAGAATGAGGAAGTTGAAAAGTCACAGGTTATACTAGCAGCACAGGATATGATTGATACTGTTCAAAAAATGTTGGAAGAAGTTAGTGATATGATGGTTAAAGAACTTCCTGCACTGGTTAATAGCATTCAATCTGAAATGGGTGTAAATGAAAGCACACAATTTAACACACAGGCAACTGAAGCACTAACATCTTTAAGTGGTTCAATTCAACAATCCAGAGCATCACTAACCGATGCCTTGAATACTCTCACTGGTCAAGGTAGTGCAGATGCATTTTCTATGAACACTCAGCCTGAAATGTCGCCACCTGAAGAGGAAGTACAAGACATTAATATAGATACCACTGAAGTTCCCGTTGAAGAACCTGAACCACAGCCAGTTGGTGGTGCCGGCAGACTAAAGAGATAATTAATGTTTCTGTCTGAAATTGCGGAACCCAGTCCAAAGATTACTAGATTGGTTACCGTTGTCGACCAGCTTAAAACTGATTTAGATAATGGTAAAATTAAATCTCAATGGTCTGTGGATCAGCTATTGAATTACTTTAGAAAGTATGATATCATTATAGACAAAACTGATCTGTACAAAATGATTAAAAAACCTCCACTGAAAAATGTAATTTCAAATATCCAAGGTGATAAAATAGTATTTAAGGGACAAGACAGTGAGGTTCCCGATATAGAATCTACCACTCCAGACGATCAAAAAAAGATAGTTGCCCAAATGGCTAAAAATACACTTAAATGATAACAGCTACTGAAATAGCCGCTACCAAAATAAAACAACAGTTAGAACACCGAGGTAGAGGGTTGGGAATTAAAGTCGGAGTAAAAACTACCGGTTGTTCTGGTCTTGCCTACACACTAGAATTTGTTGATCAAATAGATAAAACATACGCTATATTTGAAAGTAATGGCGCACACATATATGTAGATCCCAAACATGTTCCTTATTTACAAGGTCTAGAAATGGATTGGGTAAAGAAAGGACTTAATGAAGGTTTTGAATTTGTCAATCCACAGGAAAAAGACCGTTGCGGTTGCGGCGAAAGTTTTAGAATATGATAGTAGAAAAATTTAAATATACCGCCCTTGATAGGGCCACAGTAGATGGTAGTCGTAAGTATGCTACACCAGATGGAGAAAAGCTTCCCAGTGTTACTACTATACTAGATGCAACTAAAACTGAAGAATCCAAACAGGCTTTACAAAATTGGCGAAACCGTGTAGGGCATAAACAAGCTCAAGCTATTACCACTGAGGCTGCAAGTCGCGGTACAAGGATGCATAAATGGTTAGAAAACTATATAAAAACAGGAGCAACTGGGGAACCAGGGAGTAATCCATATAGTTTACAAAGTCATCAAATGGCTAATAGTATAATTAGTCAAGGCCTAGTAAAGTGTAATGAATTTTGGGGCACAGAGGTTTCTTTATACTATCCAAAAATATATGCAGGTACTACTGACTTAGTAGGATTGCATGAAGGTAGTGAGGCTATCATGGATCATAAACAAACCAATAGGCCTAAAAAACGTGAATGGATCGATGACTATTTCATTCAATTAGCGGCCTATGCAGCAGCGCATGATGAACTATATGGAACTAAAATCCGTAAAGGAGTTGTTTTTATGTGTAGCCAAGACAATCAATACCAAGAATTCATTGTAGAAGGTAGTGAATTTGACAAATACTCTGATTTGTGGTTCAAGCGAGTAGAGCAATATTACATGAAGTTCATTTAACTTTGATCTAGGTATTAAGATAAATAATTGTGATACATTAACTAATCATAATTATGGCCATAATACAAATTTCAAAAATACAGCAGCGTTCAGGTAACATCGTTGATTTACCTCAGCTTGACGAGGCAGAATTCGGATTTGCATCCGATGTAAAAAAACTCTATATAGGTAAAGAGTCACCCCCTGAAAACATAGAGATACTTTCTTCATATTCAAATATCAGTTTTGGTCAGATTGAAGGAACTTGCGGTAGTAATATAAATATTGATTGTGCTAATAAAGCTAATGGACAGGTATTGACTTTTACTGGAACTGAATGGACTAATCGAGGCGGAAATGTAGGTGGTTTAATTACATTAGGGAATGTTGCCAATGTAAAAATTACCGGTGGACAACAAAACTATTC